GAAGTAAGTTTTGTAGACCATGATGAACCATTCCATCAATTAGATAACAACCCAGTCTACAAATTAAGATGTAAACAGTATGAATATAGTCAAGAGATTCTTGATACTGGTATTGCTGAGATAGATGCGATAGAAGATAGTTTAAGTGTAAGTACTGCTGGACACCAATTTACACTAGAACAATCTACAACTCAGAATGAAGGAATTACAATTCAACATTCTGTTGGTAATTTTGGAGTATTACTAGAAGAAACAGATGGTGATAACATTACAGCTGAAGATGATGACAGTTCTGTAGGTACAAATATTATTCTTGAAAATGCAGCTGATACTGGTAATGCAGAATACTTGATTCAGGAGGACTATATAGTAGGAGATATGAGTACAGATAAAACTGCTCAAAATGAATTATTTGATTCATTAGATGACGATATATTAGATTTTTCAGAAAACAATCCGTTTGGTGATGCTGGAGGCACATAATGTTAGGAAATCAATTTTACCACGAAACAATGCGAAAGATAGTTGTTTCTTTTGGAACACTATTCAATAACATTCAGATAGTACGAAAGAATAGTGCTGGTGCTATAGTACAGTCTATGAAAGTACCACTTGCATATGGGCCACAACAGAAGTTCCTTGCAAGATTAAACTCTGACCCTGCTTTGGCATCTAAAGTTGCTGTTACATTACCACGACTTGGTTTTGAAATGAATGGAATTACTTATGACCCTTCAAGAAAATTAAATCGTGTTCAAAAATTTAGAAAAGTAAAGAAATCAGCTGATAATGCAGATAAACTAGATACACAATTTATGCCAGTACCATATAATATTGCGTTTACTTTATATGCAATGGCAAAGAATTCAGATGACGCATTACAGATTGTAGAACAGATACTACCATACTTTCAACCAGACTATACATTAACAATTAATGATATGGCTGACATGGGTATCAAGAGAGATGTTCCTATTATTCTTAATGACGTAAGTTATGAAGATAATTATCAAGGGGACTTTACTGAAAGACGTGCAATCATATACACTATGACATTTACTGCAAAATTCTATCTATATGGCCCTGTTACTTCTTCAAGTGTTATTAAGACTGTTCAAGTTGACCAATACACAGATATGCCAGACCAATCACCTAAACGTGAACAAAGGTATACTGTTACACCTTCACCAGCATCTGCTGATGCAGATGATGATTTTGGATTTAATGAAGCAACATCTTTCTTTGAAGATGCTAAAGTCTTTAATCCAAAAACAGGAAGTGATGAGTAGTGAAAAACTCTACAGATATTCTAAACAATACTCTAGGTGTTGTTGCAGAAGTTACTGAGCCCGTTGTTACGAGGGAACAAAAGGTAGTTCCTGTTGGTGATGACGATATTGATAAAGACTATGAGTATCAAAGACAAAACTTCTATAGTCTTATAGAACGAGGTCAAGATGCGATAGATGGTATTCTAGATATTGCAAGAGAGAGTGAACACCCAAGAACATACGAAGTGGCTGGACAACTAATCAAATCAGTTGCAGAGGTTACAGAGAAACTTGGTGATTTACAGGCAAAGATGAAAAAACTAAAAGACGTTCCTAACAACGCACCAAAGAATGTAACCAATGCGTTATTCGTAGGTTCAACTGCTGAATTACAAAAGATGTTAAAAGGAAAAACAGATGCTTGATGATCAAACCATGCAATTAACAGACTTTCTATTGCCTTGGATTGGAATACTTATTAGTTTAATTGTTGCAATCTGGATAAAGGATGTGGCAACTGGTATTGCAAAAGGTATGAAGTTTAAAATGAACAAAGCATTTAATGCAGGCGACCATGTGATATTAGATGGTGCAGATGCAATAATTGTAAGTATCGGAATGTCTGAAACAGTTTTTGGAATATACTCTGATAAAGGATATCTTTGGAGATTTGTACCTAATGAAAGAATTGCAATGTTAAAACTTGAAAAGGTTATAAAGAATGATGTACACTTAGATACAGAAAAAGAAAAAGCAGAAAAATTACAAGCTCTTATTGATAAGAATCAAAATAGACACATTATTAAAAATCGTGAAGATATAGAAGCAATGAAAAATGACAGAGAATAATCAATATCTAGGTAATCCAAACCTCAAGAAAGCAAACATATCTCAAGAGTGGACTAAAAACCAACTCTCTGAGTATGCAAAATGTATGGAAGACCCACAGTATTTCATAGAGAACTATGTACGAATTGTTTCTCTAGATGAAGGTCTTATACCTTTTAAGATGTATCCATTCCAAAAAGAAATGGTTGGTACGTTTCATAATAATCGTTTTACTATCTGTAAACTACCTAGACAGTCTGGTAAATCTACTGTTATGGTATCCTATCTATTACACTACGCATTATTTAACGATAGTGTCAACATAGCAATCCTTGCAAATAAGGCTGCAACTGCGAGAGATTTATTATCAAGACTACAACTTGCATACGAACATTTACCTAAATGGTTACAACAAGGAGTGATGTCATGGAACAAGGGTTCTCTTGAATTAGAGAATGGTTCTAAGATACTTGCATCATCTACATCTGCTAGTGCAGTCAGGGGTGGTTCATACAACATCATATTCTTAGACGAGTTTGCATACGTTCCTTCTAATGTTGCAGAACAGTTCTTTAGTTCCGTGTATCCTACAATATCTTCAGGTAAAACTACAAAAGTTATGATAGTATCGACTCCTCATGGTATGAATATGTTCTATAAGCTATGGGTAGATGCAGAGGAAAAACGAAACGAATACATTCCTATTGAGGTACATTGGAGTGAAGTACCAGGCCGTGATGAGAAATGGAAGAAACAAACGATTGCAAACACTAGTGAATCTCAGTTCGCAACAGAGTTTGAGTGTGAGTTTCTTGGTTCTATTGATACACTTATCACATCATCTAAACTAAAGATGTTAACCTATAAGAAACCTATACAATCCAATGCTGGACTAGATGTACACATTGCACCACAAAAAGACCACACGTATCTGATAACTGCTGACGTATCAAGGGGTACATCAAATGATTACTCTGCATATATCGTGTTTGATGTAACAACCATTCCCTACACAATAGCTGCAAAGTATAGAGCAAATGATGTAAAACCTCTTCTCTTTCCTAATAAAATCTATGATGTTGCTCGTGCATACAATCAAGCATTTGTCTTAATAGAAATAAATGATATAGGAGAACAGGTTGCAACTGCAATGCAATTTGATTTAGAGTATGATAATTTAATTATGGCATCTATGCGAGGACGTGCTGGACAAGTTCTTGGTGGTGGGTTCTCTGGTGGTAAAGCACAATTGGGAGTAAGAACAACTAAGGCTGTTAAAAAGATAGGGTGTTCCAATCTTAAACAGATGGTAGAGGATGATAAACTAATTATAGAAGACTTTGATTGTATTAATGAACTATCTACATTTATTGTTAAAGGAAGTTCTTTTGAAGCTGATACTGGGTGTAATGATGACTTAGTTGCATGTATGTTTATATTTGGGTGGGTGATAGACCAGACATACTTTAAAGAACTAACAGACAATGATATCAGAGAAAGAATGTATAAAGACCAACAATACCAAATAGAACAAGATATGGCTCCGTTTGGATTTATTGTAGATGGATTAGAAGATGAAAATATTGGTGAGGTAGTTGATGAGTATGGTACAAGGTTCTCACCTATAGTACGTACTCATGATTCTGATTGGTAATTAAAATAAGTTCTTATCAAACTCAATCAAATCATTATCTAGTTTAATCCAACAGTTAGAACACACAACCTTTGAGTTATTCATTAACTCTAGTATTTCTTTACGGCTTTCCTCATTAATTCCTACTCGTTTTGTTTTCTTTTTAATTTCAGCATTATGAGGATAGAACTTTAGACATGCATTTTCACTCTCTTGACAATGCACACAGGATTCATTTGCTAGATGGTCATTCAACCATTTAACTCTTTTTCTGTAATGTTTTCTAGCTACTTTCTTAATTGTATTTTTATATTTTTCATAATGTGTACTCATATGTTTATTTATATGTTTCTACACATATAAAACTAACTTTTTAGAAACTTGAAAAGTATAAATAAAAGTATTAAAATAAAGAAAACTCTATTATGTAAAGGGAGTACAGTATGTCATTTTTAGTTTCACCTGGCGTCCAAGTAAGGGAAGTTGACTTAACCAATGTCGTTCCTGCCGTTGCAACCTCAATAGGTGCAATCGCAGGCGCTTTCGAAAAGGGCCCAGTTTCATCCATTGTTAATATTTCTTCAGAAGAAGAACTGATAGAAATATTTGGTAAACCACAAAGTTCAGATAATCAATTTGAAACTTGGTTTACAGCTGCAAATTTCTTGCAGTATTCAGATTCATTAAAAGTAGTTCGTGCAGAATCAGCAATATTAAATGCTGGTGCAAACTCTGGTATATTAATCAGAGATGACGATCACTACGAAGCAAGTTTCCAAGATGGTCAAGGTTCACACGGTGAGTGGGCTGCAAGAACTGCTGGAACATTTGGTAATTCATTAGGTGTTCAAATATGTCCTAGTGCAGTTGCTTACCAACAAGATTTAGGTGCAAGTAATTTAACTAATGGTGCTCTTGCTGCAGGTGCTACTTCTGTCACAGTTGATGATGCAGATTTATCTGGGTTTGCATTTAATGTAGGGGATTTAATATCATTTAGAACAAATGATTCTATTACTGCTACAGTAGCTGGTGCAATAACAATTGCTACAAAAAGTCTTGTTGTTGATGGAAATTCTGGAACAATTGCTGTTGGTAATATTGTAATAGGTGCTGGTATTGATGAAGTTGTTAAAGTTGTTACAGTAACAGATCAACAAAATCTTGTTTTAGATAAAGCAATTACTATAGCAGATAATATTGCATTAACATTTTCTGCATACGCAGCTCAAGACGAATTTAACGAATATGAAGTAACTGTAATTACAGGTGAAGTATTAACAGTTCGATTAAAAGATGACCCAAATGGTGCTGGACTTCAAAACGCAATCGCAAATAATTCCTTTATCAGACGTAGATGGGGTTATTATGATTTCTTTGATGGTGCTCCTCGCACATCAACTTATAGTACTGAAAATGGTCGTGGTACAGGTGATGAACTTCATGTTATTGTATACGATACAACTGGTGATATTACTGGTGCCGATAGTAGTGTTGCTGGACAAAGAGGTTCTTCAGTAATAGAAACATTTGGAAATATGTCAAAAAATCCAAATGCAAAATCACCACAAGGTGATAGCATTTATTATTCAAATGTATTATTTAGAAAATCTCTGTTTATTTATTGGACAGACCATATTTCTGCTGGTTCTAATTGGGGTACAGATGTAACAGCTGCATATACTGCTGTTATACCAGTATCAATAGACGAATTAACTGGTGGTACAGACGATTATGCTGTAACTGCTGGTGAATTAGAACTTGGATACGATAAATTTTCAGATACAGAATCATTAGATATTAATCTAGTTCTGGGTGGAAAAGGTGGTGGTGCTGGTGATACAGAAGCAACACAAGATACTCATGTAACAATGATTACAGCTCTTGTCGAAGGACGTAGAGATTGTGTAGGATTTGTTTCACCATATCGTGCTGCAACAGTTGGTATCGCATTATCATCTACTGCAACAAGAAATGTAGAAGAAGCATTTGATAAAAACCCAAGTTCATCTTACATGGTGTTCGATAGTGGTTACAAATATATGTACGATAAATACAATGATGTATATCGTTATGTACCATTAAATGGTGATACTGCTGGTCTTTGTGCAAATACAGACAACGTAGCAGACACATGGTTCTCACCTGCTGGTTTTACCAGAGGTAATGTTAGAGGTGCAATTAAACTTTCTTACAACCCAACAAACCCAGAAAGAGATATTCTGTATCGTGCAAGAATTAACCCAGTTGTTAATTTCCCAGGCCAAGGTGTTGTGTTGTTCGGAGATAAGACTGCATTAGCAAAACCAAGTGCATTTGATAGAATTAACGTAAGAAGATTATTCTTAGTTCTTGAAAAAGCAATTGCAACTGCTTCTAAATTTCAACTCTTTGAATTCAATGATGAGTTTACAAGAGCTCAATTTAGAAACTTAGTAGAACCTTTTCTAAGAGATGTTCAAGGTCGTAGAGGTATATCAGACTTTTTAGTTAAATGTGATGCATCCAATAATACTGGTGAAGTCATAGATAGAAATGAATTTATTGCTGATATATTTATTAAACCTGCTCGTTCAATTAACTTTATTACATTAAACTTTATTGCCACAAGAACTGGTATAGCGTTTAGTGAGGTGGGAGGTTAGATATGGCTAATATAGATGATTTTAAAGCAAATCTGATTGGTGGCGGTGCTCGTGCCAATCAGTTCAGAGTAACAATAACTCCACCTGCTGGAATTGCAATAGAACTTGATGTAAGACGTACATCATTTCTTGTAACTGCTGCTCAATTACCTGCTTCAACATTAGGTGAAATTGCAGTACCATTCAGAGGTAGAAATATCTATGTGTCTGGTGATAGGGCTGCCCCAGAAACTTGGGACGTAACTTTTTACAATGACACAGACTTTATGATACGAAATGCAATGGAATTATGGCAAAACGGTATCAACGATTATGCAAATAATACTGGTGTAACAAATCCTTCTGATTATCAAACAGATTTATTTGTTGAACAATTAGATGCAGATGATACAGTTTTAAAGAGTTATATCTTTAGAAATTCATATCCTTTGACTATTGGTGCAATAGAGTTGACATCTGCCGAAGCTGGTGAGATTGAAACTTTCCCAGTTACTTGGCGATACCAACACTTTGAACCTTCAGGGGTCAGTTTTTAACCTACTAAATATACTCATACAGTAGGGAGAGATTAATATTATGGCTGAACTTTTTGGGTTTAAATTTAATAGAATAAAAGATGATAAGGGGA